GTCAACTTCCCACCTATGACTGCTAAATACTTATATGAGCGATTCACAGAAAATCTCAAAGACCAAGAAGTTATTAACATCTATGACCCGTCAAGTGGATGGGGTGGTCGCATACTTGGTGCTATGGGTGTTCGGGATGACCGTAGGATTCATTATGTGGGGACTGACCCTAATCCTGATAATTTTCTCGATGGTGGTAATTACAGCAAGTATGCTTCTCTCGCAGATTTTTACAATACCAAAACTTATAGGGGAAATCCATTCTTTTCCGAAACAAATACTTACGAAATCTTCCAAGAAGGCTCAGAAGTAATTCATGTTCACCCAGACTTTAAAAAGTATAAAGGTAAGTTGGACTTTATTTTTACATCTCCGCCATATTTTAACAGGGAAGCATATAGTGAAGATGAAAATCAATCATACAAGAAATATGGTTCATCATATGACTCATGGCGACATGGATTCCTTGCACCTACTCTTGAAACTTGTGCGGAATATTTAAGGCCGGGAAGGTATATGGCATGGAATGTTGCGGATTTATTAATTAGTGGAAATTATATGCCATTAGAGAAAGATAGTATTGACATTCTTGAATCGTGTGGTATGATGTATAAATATACGATAAAGATGGCATTAGAAGGAATGCCAGGACAAAATAGAATAGGTGAAGATGGTAAACCTACTTGTAAAAATTACTGTCAAGTTAATGGGAAGTACCTGAAGTATGAACCAGTGTTTGTTTTTTGGAAACCAGAATAAGGAATCAAAATAATGGCTAAGAGTGGTAAAGGCAAAAAGAAGAAAAAAGAAAAACACGACCTAATTTATATAATGAATCCAAATTGTGGTTGGTGTAAGAAAGCAGACCCTGCTGTGGAATCTCTTATAAAAAAGGGTTATGAAATAACTACTCTGGATGTAACCAAACCAGAACAAGCAGAAAGAGCAAACGAGATTAAATCAAAACACAATGCACAATGTGGTACTCCATTATTCCTTGATGCAGAAACTGGCAATCAGGTTTGTGGTTTCAGAGAAGATGTATTGGAAGATTGGGCAAAGGGTAAAGAAATCCCTGCACCCAAACCAAGGCCAAATTCTGACAGAAAAAGACCAGAAAGACATAAATTAGAATATATCTGGTTAGATGGAAACGACACAAAGAGAATTAGAAGCAAAGTTAGATATTCTATGCTTGCACCAACAGCAAATGTACTACCTTCAATTCCAGAGTGGAGTTTTGATGGCTCAAGCACCAATCAAGCCGACACTGAAAACAGTGATTGTGTATTGAAACCTGTTAAGGTATTTCCTAATCCAATGGAATCTAGAAATCTACCAACTTATTATGTTCTATGTGAAGTTATGAATCCAGATGGAACACCACATGAATCAAATACAAGAGCAAAACTAAAAGATGCAATCCTAAAATCTGATGTTGAACAGCATATGTTTGTAGGAATAGAGCAAGAATATATTATAACAGACCCAAGAACCAACAAACCTCTTGGATGGGACAAGTACGATGGGGATACCCCACCGCCTCAAGGAAAATACTATTGTGGTGTTGGTGCAGAAACAAATGTTTCTAGAAACTTAGCAGAAGCACACGCAAATATGTGTATACAGAGTGGCATTTCTATAGATGGATTTCATCCAGAAGTTATGCTTTCTCAGTGGGAATACCAAACTGGCGTAGGAACACCATTAGACATTTCGGATAATTTATGGATGAGTAGATTTTTACTTCAAAGAGTTGGAGAAAGAATGGATGTTTCGGTTTCATATGACCCCAAACCAGTTGATGGCGACTGGAATGGTTCTGGCGCACACATTAATTTTTCTAATAGAGGAACTAGAGAAGATGAAGAACTTGGATATATCAATATTCTTTGCATGAATCTTCAAGAAAGTCATAGTGAAGCAATTGCCGCATATGGAATTGGTAATCACAAAAGATTGACAGGAAACCATGAAACTTCTTCTGTGGAGAAATTCTCTTTTGGAGAGGGCGACCGTTCAGCATCAATTAGAATCCCAGTTTCTACAGCAAACAACGGAAGAGGTCACATAGAGGATAGACGACCATCGGCAAATATGGACCCATATGAAGCACTAACATATTTAGTTTCTTCGATTTCAAAAATCAATAAAGAATTAATGGTTGCTACATAAGTTATGAAAAAAACAGAATTATCAAATAGTTCATATGAAACCTATATGAAAGACCAATTAGAGTTGATGTCTAAAAACTTTTCCATAAAAACCTACAAGACAGCACACCAAGAAGAATGGCATGGATTTGAAAGAGGAAAAGACCTAAGAATTCAAATTCGTTGGAAGGGTGATTGTATATGGGAGTGGATTACAGAGAAACCTTTTTGGGTGCAAAAAAACACCAATAAAGAAGATAGAATCTATATGAGAAAACATGCAGACACCAAAATTAATGCTTGTAAAAATGCATTAGTGAGGAAGAAACCTAAAGTAAAGAAGAACTCTAAAAAAAGTTCATCAGTAAAATATAAATTAGGACAATCTCAAAACCTTTTTGACGAGATGAAAAAATGAAACCCGCACTTAATTGGAAAATAAAAGACGATGACGGCAATTTTGTCAGATATAGAAGAGGGGATGTCGTATCTAAAAATGGAAAATTATATACTGCAACTAGAAGTACTACAGTAGAAGACGGTTCTCCAGAACATGGATTAAAGGCGGGATGGAAAGAATTAACAGAAGACCGAATAAAGAAATTTAATGAATCATCCACTGCTCCATTAAATCCATTTGCTGGCGATGAGTGGTATGATACTTCTTCTGGAAAACTTTATAAGTATATTGACGATGGAACATCTTTACAATGGGTAGAAATTTGAAAAATGATATTATTAGACAATAATCAGTTAGTTATTGCCAGTTTATTTCATGCAGTAAAATCAGAAAATGGACTAACAGAGGATTTGGTAAGACATCTAGTATTAAATATGTACAGGATGTATAGAAAAAGATTCTCTGCTGAGTTTGGTGAGATTGTTATTTGCAATGATGGAAGGGAATATTGGAGAAAGGATTCTTTTCCGCAATATAAGGCAAACAGGAAAAGGCAAAGGAAATCTTCCAGTGTTGATTGGAGTGAATTTTATGACATTATGAATGTCATTCAGGATGAAGTGATTAAAACTTTTCCATATAAAAATTTACAAATAAACAATGCAGAGGCAGACGATATCATTGCAATTATTAGTAAGCACAATCATAACAATGAGAAGATTCTTATAATTTCTAGTGATAAAGACTTTCAACAATTACAGAGATATGAGAATGTATATCAATATAGTCCAATCATAAAGGATTTTCTGATATGTGAAGACCCAGAAAACTTTTTACTTGAACATATTATAAAAGGAGATTCTTCGGATGGAATCCCAAATATATTGTCTGATGATGATGTCTTTATTCAAGAAAATAAAAGGCAGAAGCCATGTGGCAAGAAAAAAGTAAACACGATTAAAGAGGAATTATCAGAATGGACAAATTCTGATAATTGGAACAGGAATCAAAAAATGATTGACATGAATATGATTCCAGAAGAAGTTGAAAGTTCTATACTTGAAGAGTATAATAAAGAACCAATTGGAAAAAGGAGCAATATATTAAATTATTTCATTCAGAACAATTTAAAAAATCTGATGGAAAATATTGAGGAATTTTAAATGAAAAGGAAAAACAAAAAGAAAAATAATAACAAGTGGGATGTTGAAGATTATCAGGAACTTACAAGACGAGATGGAATGAAAAAGAACAGGCGAAGAAATAATCGCCATAACCAAAAAAGAGATTTAAAATATTACATGGATAACTCTTGATTTAGTTTTAAATTATGATAAAATATGTTAGTTGAAACATTTAGTGAACGGAGATTATATAATGACAACAGCAACAGCAACGAAAATTTCAAAAGAAACACTAGAAATTCTGAAGAACTTTTCATCAATCAATTCAAACATTTTGGTAAAATCTGGAAGCACATTAACCACAGTTTCCCCTGTAAAGAATGTAATGGCAGAAGCAACTGTGCCAGAATCTTTTGATACGGAATTTGGCATATGGGATTTGAACAAATTTTTGGGTACAATTTCCCTATTCGATGCTCCAGAGTTTGAATTTAATGATAATTTTGTGAAGATTTTAAGTGGTTCAACAGAGGTGGTATACTATTACTGTGAACCAAAACTATTAACAACTGTTAGTAAGAAAATTACTATGCCAGATAGTGTATTAGATTTTACACTAAAGCAATCTGATTTGCTAGAATTGCAAAAGGCCGCATCCGTTATGCAACTTCCAGACATGGTAGTTCGTTCCGTTGGAAGTGATGTAGAACTTGCAGTTTTAGATAAAAAGGATTCCACAAGCAACACATATTCAATTGGTGTAAATGTTACTACAGACGCAGAATTTGATTTTTACTTTAAAGTAGAAAACTTAAAAATGATTGGTGGCGATTACGATGTAACAATTTCCGAAAAGAAGATTAGTCAACTATCAAACACAAACGGAAAAGTTAAATATTGGATTGCACTAGAAACAGATTCAAATTATAACGGATAAATTATGAAAATATTAGTTACAGGTGGTAGTGGTCTTGTTGGTTCTGCCATTACTGCTCATTTTAAACCAAGTCGCCATGAACTAGATTTGATGGACATTGATGAAATCGTGGATTATATTGAGGAAAATGAAATCACGCATATCATCCATTGTGCCGCAAGAGTTGGCGGTTTAAAAGCAAACATGGAACATCTTGGTGAATTCTTTTACGAGAATATTATAATCAACACAAATGTATTGGAAGCGGCGAGAAGATGTGGAGTGGAGAAGGTTGTATCATTTATGAGTACTTGTGTATTTCCAGATGATGCAACTTATCCACTATCACCAGACCAGATTCACAACGGAGAACCACATCCATCAAATTATGGATATGCATATGCAAAGAGAATGTTAGAGGTGCAGAGTAGAGCATATCGGGAACAGCATGGATGTAATTTCGTTACGGTAATTCCCTGCAACATTTATGGACCAAATGATAACTTTGATTTGGATAGCAGTCATGTAATACCTGCATTAATTCATAAGTGTTATCTAGCAAAAGAGAGAGGTACAGATTTTGAAGTTTGGGGTTCAGGTCGTGCGTATCGTGAGTTCGTTTATGTTGATGATGTTGCAACAATAGCAAAGTGGGTGCTTCATAATTATGATGACCCAGAACCCTTTATCATTTCACCAGATTTGGAAATAAATATGGCAATTTTGGCACAGACTATTTCCTTTAAGATGGGAGTTAATAAGATAGTTTATAATAACAAATATCCAGATGGACAGTTGAAAAAACCATCTGATAATAGTATAATGAAGAGATGTTTACCAGATTTTGAATTCATACCAATTCAAGAAGGTCTGAGCAGAACAATTGATTGGTTTTTACAGGAATACGGAGTCCATTTAGTATGAATAAGATAGCACTCATCACAGGAATAAACGGACAGGATGGTTCATATCTAGCAGAGTTTCTATTGGACAAAGGATATTATGTTCATGGTATTTTACGAAGAAACTCAGTTGCAGAAAATCAGACTGCAAGACTGGATGACATTTTTAACCATGAGAGATTGAAATTGCATTATGGTGATTTAACAGATTTGTCATCGTTAATTCATATTTTTCAAGATGTTCAACCATATGAAGTATACAACCTCGCGGCACAATCTCATGTGAGAATTAGTTTTGATGTTCCTGTTCACACATCACAGGTAGATGCAATAGGAGTATTGAATGTATTTGAGGCGTGCCGTATTTCTTGTCCTTATGCAAAGATATATCAAGCAAGTTCTTCGGAAATGTTTGGTAATTGTATTGATGATGATGGATTCCAAAGAGAAACAACACCAATGATGCCAGTAAGTCCTTATGGATGTTCAAAGGTTTATGCATTCCATCTTGGGAGAAATTATAGAAATTCTTATGGGATGTATATTAGCAATGGCATTTTATTTAATCATGAATCTCCAAGAAGAGGTTCTAACTTTGTAACAAGTAAAATTGTTAAGGGTGCTATTGCAATAAAAACAGGAGAAGCAAAAAAACTTCGTATGGGAAATCTGGAAGCAAGAAGAGATTGGGGACATGCAAAAGATTATGTAAGAGCAATGTGGATGATGTTACAACAAAACGAATCTGATGATTATGTTTGTGCCACAGGAATTTCACATAGCGTTCGTGATTGTTGCGAGTATGTTTTTGGCAAACTTGGAATGGATTATCAGGACTATGTTGTGTTAGATGAGAAGTATTTGAGGCCTGAAGAACTTCACGACTTAAAAGGCGATTCAAGCAAACTTCGTAATGAAATTGGATGGATTCCAGAATATACTTTTGAAACTTTAATGGACGATATGATTGTTAATGATGAAAACTACAACAAAGCAGTTGAAGAGATTCATGTACCATATGATGCAGTGAGATAAAATGAATAACGAATATTTATGGGTAGAAAAGTATCGCCCAAGAAAAATTGAAGATTGTATTCTACCACAAAGTATTAAAGATACTTTTCAACAAATGGTAGATGCGGGAGAATCACAGAATCTATTATTATCTGGAAGTGCAGGTTGTGGTAAGACCACCATTGCAAAAGCACTCTGTAACGAATTAGATACAGACTATATTATGATTAACTGTTCAGAAGATGGGAACATCGACACACTCAGAACAAAGATTCGTAATTTTGCAAGCACAGTTTCAATCAATGGTGGCAAGAAGATTGTCATTCTTGATGAATTTGATTACAGCAATGCTCAATCAACACAACCTGCACTTCGGGGTTTCATTGAAGAATTTAGTGATAATTGCCGATTCATTTTAACTTGTAATTTTAAGAATAGAATAATCGAACCAATACATAGTCGTTGCACTTGTATTCCTTTTTCTATTCCAAAGACAGAGAAACCTAAACTTGCATCTCAATTCATGGAGAGAGCAAAAGGCATTCTTGAACAAGAACAAATTGAATATGATGAGAAGGTAGTCGCAGAAGTTATAATGAAACACTTCCCAGACTTCCGAAGGGTAATTAATGAATTGCAACGGTATTCTGTTGCAGGAACTATAGATGTTGGCATACTCTCTACCATAGGAGAGATACACATCAAAGACTTGATGAAATATATGAAAAACAAAGACTTCACAAATGCACGAAAATGGGCAGTGGAAAATCTGGATAATGCACCAACAGAATTGTTTAGAAAACTTTATGACGGATTGTATGATTCACTTACTTCTCCGTCAGTTCCTCAAGCAATTTTAGTTCTTGCGGAATATCAATATAAGTCTGCATTTGTGGCAGACCAAGAAATTAACTTAGTGGCATGTATTGTCGAACTTATGATGGGATGTGAATTTAAATGAGTAAAAATTTTAAACCAATAGGAAAATGGGTCGCTGTCAAGACAGAATTAAGAAAAGAAAGAGTATCTGAAGCAGGTATTGTTTACAAAGAAGAAATTCAAAGTAATTTATATACTTGGAGTGATGTGGTGTCTGTCAGTGATGATATTTCGGAAGATGTTAGGCCGGGAGATAGAGTATATTGGAAACTAGGAACAAATAATGGCGCACATTATGAAGAAGACGGTGAGGTTTATGATTTGGTAAAAATAGATGATATTGAAGCGGTAGACCGTGATGAAACTGAGTGATTATTTGGATGCTATAAACCATTCAAAGAAACCTTTAATGGATACTGAAGATGAGTCCGTAGAGAAAGGATACGCACCGTTTGTTGTTAATCGATGTTTGTCTTATTTTGTAGATACGGTATTATATTCTAATTATATGAATCAATACCCACACATATCTGCAAAAATGCAATTTGATTATCTCTCTAGTTCTATCAGAAAAAGAAAAAGATTTAGTAAGTGGTTCAAGAAGGAAGAATCTAAAGATATAGAAATCATAAAAGAAATGTACGACTATTCGGATGCAAAAGCAAAAGATGTCATGCAATTATTAACACCCGAACAAATAAAAGAAATTGACGAGTACCTTCATGGCCATGGTGTAAGGAAATAAAATCCTATATAATATAAGGGAAAACACCCCAAACATAAGAAGAGGATTATCATGGAAAATAATGAAGATATATTTCAAGGATTAGGTGTAGAGATAGAATTAAAGACGGAAGATGACTTTCTAAAGGTGAGGGAAACACTTACCAGAATGGGAGTGTCATCCAGAAAAGAAAAGAAACTTTACCAATCGTGTCACATTCTCCACAAGAGAGGAAGATATGCAATTATGCATTTTAAGGAATTATTTGAATTGGACGGTTTAGAATCAAACATTTCAGAAAATGATATTGGAAGAAGAAATGCCATTGCAAATTTACTTGATGAGTGGGGGTTGGTTAAGGTAATAGATGAGTTTGAAGAAGATGAACCGATGTCTACAGTATCGCAAATAAAAATTATCTCACACAAAGACAAAGACGATTGGGAATTGGTCCCAAAATATCATATAGGAAATAGTTAATTATGGATTTATATTATGGATACACTTTTAATAAGTTTTTACAGTGACATAGAAGATAACACCTACTATAGTGACCATGCCAGAAGATTAATTTCAGAATGTGAGGATTTAGAGATTCCACATGATATTAGAAAAAAAGAATCTTTAGGAAGTTATCAATTAAACTGTCTTAGTAAACCACAATACATTTTAAATATGTTGGAAGGACTAAATCGTCCTGTTTTATGGATGGACATCGACAGCAAAGTCCATAAACCACTAGACATATTTGACCAATTTGATGAATCAGTAGATATGGTGGTAGCAACTGCAAACGGAATGGTTTCTGGAATGAAAGCATCCCCTTTATATTTTGGCAATACTGACAAAGCAAAAGAATTTATAAATGCTTGGATTACAGCAACAACAGATATACTTGAAAATAATGTAGGTGTGTTTGACCACGAACCTTTGTTCGGTCTTATTCCTATGTTTATAAAAAAGATGAATATACAATATGTTGGTCCACAATATTGTATTTGGCCGGGACACACTAACGAAAACACTTACATTACTATGGGTCTTGCAGACGCAGAATCAAAGAAAGAATCTTTGAGAAGTTTGGGAATGGCAGAAGATTTAATAGAGTGGCAATCACCAGGAAATAAAGTATGAAAATACAAGGAATAGGATTACCATTTAGCCCCCACCAATCTTCTTGTTCTAACAGGAAACCAAAGAACTTTGAATGGACATATAATAATGCAGAAATACAAGTATGGATGGACATGCACATTCCTATTGGAACAACCAAAACTAAATTAAATTCTGATATTAAAAAGTATGGGTGGTTTTGCGAGTCTAGAGAAGTTGTTCCATATTTGCAAGATGCTTTTAATAGTCCAAAAGTATTAGATGAAATAGTAAATGCATATGATGGAATATTCACATGTGACCGAGAATTGGTAGACAAACATGAAAAGATTCATTTCTGTCTTGCAGGAAGTAATTTGCCTTGGATTTCAGACCCCAAATCAGAAATATATGAAAAAACAAAATTGTGTTCTTTTATTGCTTCACAAAAAACGACCACTGATGGCCACAGACAACGACATAGAGTGTATGATAAATTTAAAGTTAGGATACGAGGAGAAAACATTATGGAAATGTTCGGGACTATTACGGGAGAAGACTTTGGTGCAAATCCCGGTTGCCACATAGAATCTAAAATTAAAATTCCGTGGCATGATAAAACTAGCGGATTGAAAGATTTTATGTTTTCCACAGTAATAGAGAATGCACGATACGATGATTACTTTACAGAGAAGATAACCGACTGCTTTGCAACTGGCACGATTCCAGTTTATTGGGGAACAAGGAACATCGGAGATTATTTCAATACTGATGGTATTATCACGATTCCAGACGATGGCCACGGTGGTATAGATTTAGAAATGTTGGACTTTATTATATCAAATAGATTGACACCAGACTTATATTATAGTAAAATGGATGCCATAAAGGATAATTTTGAAAGAGTTAAAACTATGCAATTAGCAGACGATATGTTGTTTGAGAAAATACAGGAATTAAATAGATGAACTATATCACCTTCACAACTTCTGGTTCAGTAAAACTTTGTAAGAATTTTTTATTAAGTGTAAAGAAACTTGGCATGGAAAAGAATTTTACTGTTTATTGTTTAGATAAAGAATCTTTATCTGAAATTGGTGATATGGGAATTGAAACAAAGTTTTTCGGCATTAAAGGAATTCGGTCTGGATTCCACGAATACGGCAAAAATGATTTTAGAAGAGTCACAGAAGCAAAAATACAAATAATAATAAACGAATTAAAAGATAAAGGTTCTTTGGTATATACGGATTGTGATGTGGTCTTCAGGCACGACCCAACACCATTTATTGAATATTCTAATGAAGAAACTAAAGACAGAGAAGTGGATATAATTTTTGCATCAGACAATCCGTTCATGACAATATGTACTGGATTTATGTACATAAAGAACACAGAGAAAGTTCATGAATTGTTTAAAAAATATTTTGAGTTTAGTAGAATGTACGGTGTGGGTGGAAGTGAATGCATGTATGACCAAGAAATTATATTTAAGATATTAACAGAACATCATTTGTCTTTTAATGAAAAAGAAAAATTGGTATGGGGAGTTTACCCAACAGACTTTGTAAAGAATGGTCATCTATATTGGAACGAACCAGAAACAAGAACAGGAAATGAAGCAGTAGTTCATGTGAACTTTACGATAGGTGAAGAAAACAAGATAAATAGATTAAAGGAAGCAAACCTTTGGTACAGTGAAAAGGAAGTTACATTATGAGTATACCCGCAATATGCCACAACGCACATTATCTTTTTGAAGATGGAGTATTGGAATTTGATAGTCCAGTAGAAATACATGTTACTCGGTTTTCCGATAATATGAAGAAAATAGCCCCCAATGAAACCGAGTTTTCATTATCTTGTGAAAACTATCCAAGATATAATATACCATTTAAGGACTCAACTTCATATAGAGTTTTTATTAATTGTAACGAACCGATAACATCGCCCCATAGGGATAGTATAGAAGCAGTTATAGCAAACCATGACCAATATGATTTGATATTGACTACAGATGATTTGATATTGAATAATTGCAGTAATTCAGTTTTATTTCCTTATGGAACAACATGGTTGAATAAAGGAAGAATAGACGATGAAAATGCAATAGGACATTATTCTTCTATAATTGATGAACTTCATAAAGATAAAAAATTTGAAACTAGTTTTTTGTGTTCGTTTCATGCAAGAGAATTGGAAGGATATGAATTAAGAAAAACTGCTTGGTTGCTGATTATGAATAATACAGAAGCAGTAAAAACCCCTACCAACTTTTATAGCAGTCCAAGAATGCTTATACCCAATGCTCCAGAATGGTATTACGAAAGATTTAGGGATTTTATTGAAAATCCTTTGCCAAACGACAGTAAAGATGTTTTATTCTCTTCTCAATTTCATCTATCAATAGAAAGTACAAAAGTTAAGAATTATTTTACAGAAAAATTAATCGATGCATTAATTACAAAAACAGTTCCAATTTATTGGGGATGTCCAAACATTGGTGACTTTTTCAACGAAAAGGGAATTATTCAAGTAGATTCTATAGAAGATATAGTGAAGACAATTGACGAACTTACACCAGAAACATATGAGAGTATGTTGCCGTATATTGAAGAAAATTTTGAAATTGCAAAAGAGTATGCCTCCTCATTTGCAGAAAGGGTTAAGGGGGAGATTTTAAATCATATAAAACCAAAAGAAGAAAAAGAAGAAAAACAATACAAAACAGTAAATCTCAAACATGGTGTAGAAAAATTTCCAATAAAGGGTCATAAAAATGAAAAACTATTGACTATAGGAATACCTTCGTTACATGAAAGAAAAGAAAGTCTGAACGAACTTTTAGCCTTCATAGATTCTACTACAAACGAAAAAAATATTAAAAAATCTAAAGTAGAAATTATAGTAAATTTGGATGATGGCGAAAAGACCGTAGGACAAAAAAGAAATGAAATTTTGGAACAGGCAAATGGAAAATTTATTTGTTATGTTGATGATGACGATAAGATTGATGAGGATTATATAAATCTAATTCTTAAAACTATTGAAGAAAATCCAGAACTTGATTGTATAGGATTTACAGGAATGTATTATGTCAATGGTGAACCAACCATGCTGTTCAAACATGCAAAGGAATATGGTGGTCATTATAAGAAAGAAGGAATTCAATACAGACCAGTGAATCACTTAAATCCTGTTCGTACTGAATTAGCACAACAGATAGGATTCCCTGAAAAGAACTTTGGGGAAGATAGTGATTATTGTGATAGACTACTTGAATCTGGTCTATTAAAAAACGAAGTAATACTAGACAAGGTGATGTATCATTACTTATGGAATAGTGAATTAACAAGGACCCATTAATATGTCAAAGAATATAATTAGTTTCAGTTTATGGGGAGATAACCCATTTTATAATGTTGGTGCAATAAGAAATGCACAAAATGCATTACAACATTACGAAGAGTGGATTTGTAAGTTTTACATAGGAACAGATGTTCCAAAACAAACTGTCAAAGAACTTAAAGATATGCCTAATACAGAAGTAGTCATTATGGAAAATGAAGGAAATAGTTGGCCTGGAATGTTTTGGAGATTTTATGCTATATCAGACCCAGACGCAGAGTTTGTTATTTTTAGGGATACCGACTGTAGATTGACCAACCGAGAAGCACAAGCAGTAGGAGAATGGACAAGAACAGATAAGTGTCTTCATATTATGAGGGACCATCCAATGCACACTGAACCAATTATGGGCGGAATGTGGGGAGTTAATGCCCCAAGTTTTATGAAAAAGTGTAGAGAAATGTGGGAAGACATCGACAATTCACCTATCACAATGAAAGATATTATTGATGGTTGGATTTCAAACGAAAAGAGAAGAACAGAAATGTATGAACCGAGTTGTTTCCAAGAGTGGGAGTACGATGCCAGAGGAATAGACCAAAAGTTTTTGAGAGCATTTGTTTACAAGTTATCATGGTCGGATTCATTCATCCACGACAGTTTTCCTCAATATAATTCCTTTTCGGGAAGATTTGATTATCAGAGATATCCAGGCCTGAAAGAAATGAGTACAGGGTTTCCAACGGTAAGAGAGGATTGGAATGATTTTGTTGGACAAATTTGGGACGAGAACGAAATTGCTAATGAAGAATCCGCTGTGTTTTTAAAACGAAGAGATGAATGTATTTACATGGACTGGAAAAAGTCTGACGATGCTATTCCAGTAGAAAAAGACACTCTTTACACCACAGAGGAGAATGTAATATGAAAAAGGTAATAAGTTTCAGTTTATGGGGAGATAATCCAAACTATACTATTGGAGCGGTTCTTAATGCCGATATAGCAGAGAAAGAATGGCCGGGTTGGACTTGTAGATTCTACATTGCACCAACTGTTCCAGATGGAATTGTAGAAGAATTAAAATCAAGAGATAATGTAGAAGTTGTTCTCATGGACGAAGATGAATCTTGGAATGGAATGTTCTGGAGATTTTACCCTGCATCGGACACAGGTGTAGATGTAGCAATTTTTAGGGACACCGATTCTCGTATGCATATTAGAGATAAGGCCGCAGTAGAAGAATGGATTGAAAGTGATAAGGGTGTCCACATAATGAGAGATAATTGCCAGCATGGTTGGGTAATTTGTGGCGGTTTGTGGGGAACTAAAAGAGGTGCAATTCCAGAATTAAAGCAAAGAATAGAAGATAATGAAATGCTTAAAAACAAAAACTTCAATAAACATGGAGTAGACCAAATATTTCTGCAATATACAATATACCCCCTAATAAAAGAAAAGGCATTCGTTCATGATGATTGGTTTCCTGACGGATTTGTAGGAGAAGAAAAGCATCCATTCCCAATTCCAAGATTAAGGGGAGATGGTTGGTGGAATCAAGAGTTTCCAGAATGGCATGGTGGTAAAGAGGATGACCCAGAAAAATATCCGCATTGGTTTGGAGAAGATGGCCAAGGACATTGTTTTTTAAAGTGTCCGGCATGTGGAGAATATCATGACAACGAATATCTAGGAAAAGTAACAATGCTAACAAAAGAAGAAGAAGAGAAATATTCTCATCTATTAGGAGTTAAAGTATGAAAATTGATAAGGTAGTATTTTCCACATCGGAAGAATATAGTGGATTTTGGAACATTCAATCCAAAGTATACAAGGAAGCACTAGGAATAGAGCCAGTTTGCTTGTTGTTTGGTAAGAAAGAAAATACCAACATGACAGAAGAATATGGTACTATCATTGAACGAGAGTTTATTGAAGATTTGCCAAAGGTTATTCAGATAACTTGGTCTAAATTTGATTTTCCAAAGACTGAACCAGACACTACTTGGATGATTGGTGACATTGATATGATTCCCCTACAACGATATTATTTCACCGAACACATATCTGATGCAAAAGAAGATGCTTACTTGCATTTGAATCTTGCCGGCATATCTTTGCCAAGAAGAGGTTCTTTGGATGCTTTTATAACAGAAGGTTCGGAAGCACATTGCAGAGATAGAGGAAGTTATAATACTGGTGCAGATTTAGCAGGACATTATCATGTTTCTAAAGGTTCAAACTTTATAAAGGTATTTGATTTGGATAGACCATTTAGGGAACAAATTGAATATATAACATCTGCACATCGTTACGGTCTAGGTCCTGCGGGACAAGCAAAAAAACCAGAAGGTATAGACGAGGTAATGAATGCCGGCAGTTATTACTGGTGTGCAGAAGAAAGTTATTCTTCAGAAAGAATATGGAATGCCATGACGGCTAAAGAAATTGTATTTGGTGGTTATTGTTATCACAATTCTCTCAATAGAGTTGATAGAAGTACATGGAATAATGACATTAAAGAATATCAATATGACCCGGCCAGACTAGCAAATGGAAGAGATATTGTTGATATTCATTGCGAAAGACCATACGAAAAGCAAGAGGAAGCACTAAATAGGATTATAGAATTATCTGGTATTTTATCGCCTGTGGAAGCAATTAGTGAATAAGATTATTGCAATATCTGGAAGTTCTGGAGTCGGGAAAACAACAATATCCCGACTTATTTCCATTGCTTTGCCAAATGAAAAAACTTTGGTATTTAGTGGAGATGACCTGCACAGATGGGAGAGGGGAGATGAAAATTGGAAAACATATACACACCTAAACCCAGAAGCAAATAATCTTCTATTGGGATATGAACATTTAAGAACTTTAAAGAGCAACAACAAGATAGTTCACAGGAAATATAATCACGATACTGGAAAGTTTGACCCAAGCATAGATGTGTATCCTGCGAAGTTTATAGTGTATGAGGGCCTTCATGCACTTTATGATGTTCGGGTTAGGGATTTATCTTGGATTAAAATATTTGTAGATACTGATGAATCCTTAAAGAAAGAATGGAAGATTAAAAGAGATACTCAAAAAAGAGGATATACCAAAAAGCAGGTCGAAGATGCAATGTCTAGAAGAACTGCCGATGAGAAAAACTACATTACACCACAAAGAAAATATGCTGATGTTATAATTCGTTTTAAGAAGGATAACGATAGAGTATTATTAACTTATGAGTTGATAAATCCTGAAGCAAAAGAATTAATGGAAATGTTATCTGTAGCATACAACAAACATTTTGAATTTATTGATGTTTGTAATTCGCTGTCAACGGACTTCAATCTAGTGCAAAGTCGTGGTGGAAATGTTTCTTATAAAATAAATGATAAATTAATAATAACTTCTTCTGGTTCAAAGATGTCGGATGTAACTACATTTAGTGGTCATTGTATTTGCAACATACATTTACTTCCTTCATACTTTAATGATGAAACTTTTTATACAAATAAACTTATGAAATCCAAACTATTTGAATCCAATGAAAGGCCTTCTATGGAAACTGGGTTGCATAGCAATTTAGAAAAATGTATAGTACACACTCACCCAATTTATTTGAATGTTATATTATGTTCAAAAGAATCTGAGAATATAATAGAAGAAATATTTTCTGATTTGGATTATGAATTTGTTATATACTCTAGCCCTGGCATAGAATTGTCAAATGCAATAGGAAGTTACAGAGAAGCATCAGTTTATTTCCTACAGAATCATGGGTTGGTGGTTTGTGATGATAATCTCAGCAATGCTTATGAACTGACTAAATATATTAATGAAGAAAGTAGAAAATGGTTAGAGAAAAATAAAAGAGATTTTCATTGGAAAATAATGCCTGATAATGTCAATAGTCCAGATTATCTTTTTCCAGATGCTGTAGCATTAAGTGAAGAAAATTCAAATGTAAATAATTATCTCTATAAGGGTATAGTAAATATAGGACTGACTCCAAACTTTTTAAATGGCGAAGAAATAGATAAGATAAAGAATATGGAATCTGAGAAATACAGGAGAAGTTTAGTATGAAAATTATTGTGCCTATGGCAGGAACAGGAAATAGATTTGTTCAGGCTGGATATGAAGACCCAAAACCACTCATTAGAATAAATGGAAGAAGAATAATAGAATATATCTTGGATATGTTTTCAGATGACGATGAGTTTGTCTTTATTTGTAATGATGTCCATTTAGAAACAACAAATATGCGTGAAGTATTAGAAGAACTAAAACCAAACGCAAAGATTATTTCTATGCCACAACACAAAGGTGGACCAGTTTATACTGTACAGGTTGCATACGATGAGATAGATGACGATGAAGAAGTAATAGTTTCATATTGTGATAATCCGTATCTATGGAACAGAGAGGATTTTATTTCAAAAGTAGAAAATCTCGATGGTTGTGTTTTGACACATACAGGATTTCACCCCCATACTCTTGCATCAACTAAAATGGCCTTTGTAAAGGATAAAGATGGGTTGTTGGAAGAAATAAAGGAGAAAGAATGCTACACAGACAATCCTATGGACGAACACGCATCAACAGGCATCTATTACTTCAGAAAAGGGTCTTACATTAAAAAATACTTTGATGAATTAGTCGAGAAAGATATTAACTATAATGGTGAATATTATGTAACTTTGGTGTATAACCTTTTAGTGGAAGATGGATTGACTGTTGGTTACTATGACACCCCATATGTTACTGTGTTTGGCACACCAGATGAAGTTGAGAATTTTGAAGCATGGGCCAGCATTCTAAAGGGAAGTCAAGTTAAGAGTGAAGAAGATTTATTGAAATGTTATAATTATTGGAAAGGATATCATGAAAGTAGTGAACAAAGAAGAAAACCTGCGGTTCTCGCCAGAGGGTGAACCAAGAAAAATATTCGTAGACATTGATGAAACTATATGCTTTTTTCCCAAAAAAAGAATTTATGAATTAGCAGTGCCAAATTATGAAAATATTGAAAAGATAAACAAACTATATGACGAAGGTAATATAATTACCTATTGGACTGCTAGAGGTTCTTCTCAACCAGACAACGAAGAACGAATGAATGAATATAGAGATTTAACATTTTCCCAATTAGTAAGTTGGGGATGTCTATTTCATCATTTAGAACTTGGAACTAAACCTAATTTTGATTTACTCATAGATGATAAGGTGAAAAGAATCGAAGAAGTATGATTAAAGAGATAGGACTATTCTATGAAGATATATGGCCTGAAAAAAAGAACGGGCCTGCTAAAGTTGCAAAAAATCTAATAGCAGGACTATCTTCTTTGGGAGTTACGGTTCATCGTAATGCTTTATTAAAATATACAGGTATATTACAACCCTATCCCCTTCCCGACCTTAAACAAAATGCTTTAATAGGTCCAAATAGTTTCAATCTTCCCATTGAATATGGTCCTTCTTCTTGGGAAATAAAAAGAAATATTGTAGCACCATCAGAATGGATTGCGAACCGATGGAAAGAAGATTTAGACTCAAAACATAATGTTCATGTTTGGCCAGTAGGAATAGACACTGATTATTTTACACCATCAACCGAACCTCCAAAAATTGATTGTTTGTTTTATTATAAACTTTCTTCTCTGAGTGGTAACTTACAAAAGGTTTTGAAAAAAATGATAGACGATGGTATCTCATATGAAGGAATTATCTATGGAAATTATGAAGAAGAAGAACTTATTTCTATTGCTAGGTCCTCAAAGTATTGTATTATGGTGGCAAGTTCAGAAACTCAGGGTATAGCATATCAGGAAATTCTTTCAATGAATATACCAATGTATGTTCTTGATTGTAATGTAACTCATCACTTTAAACCAAACAATCCCGAAGGTGTAACTTCCGCACCATACTTTGATGATAGGTGTGGAATAAAACATCCAGACCTTTCACGATTTGATGAATTTTTAGATAGGCTGGATGAGTTCTCTCCAAGAGAATATATATTAGAGAACCTTACACTTAAAAAGTGTGCGAGTGAATATCTTTCGTTATTGGAGAAGTGTTATGAGTGATATTACCTTTATATCCCACAGAGGAAATATTGAAGGTGTATGGGCAGAAAGAGAAAATAGCCCAGATTATATTGACCGTGCAATAAAACTCGGTTACGATGTAGAAGTAGACCTTCGTTCTAAAGATGGAAAACTGTGGCTTGGTCATGATGAGCCACAATATGAGGTCTGTATTAGTTGGTTGTTGGGAAGAAGAGAAAATTTATGGGTTCATGTAAAAGATTATGGGGCATTAGTTTCTATTATGAGAACAGAATTAAGATTCTTTTGCCACGAACAAGACAAATATACACTTACAAGTAATGGTTATATATGGTCACATGATTTAAATAATAAAATGAATGATAGGTGTATAGTTCCATTACTATCATCAAAAGAAGTTGCTTCTTATGAGCAGAGAGGATTTTATGCAGTATGTTCCGACTACATATATGAATGTGAGGAAAAATTTAATGATTGAAAATATAGTGAATTGGATTTCTGATTATGCAAAAGATAACAAATTAACCACATTGGTAATTGGTGTTTCTGGTGGCATAGATTCTGCTGTAACTTCAACTCTTTGTGCAATGACAGGACTAAGAGTAATTGTTCTTAATATGCCTATCCATCAAGATAAGACTTTAGATTCAATGTCTGATAAGCATATAGATTGGTTGAAAGAAAAATACACAAATGTAGAATCTCAAAAAATTGACTTAACAAAAACATTTGAAATGTTTTCTGATTGTTTTGAGGAAAGAGATAAGGATAGTCTTTCTTTAGCAAATTCTCGTGCAAGATTACGAATGACAGCACTATATCAAATTGCAGGAGCGAATGGAGGTCTTGTGGTTGGTACTGGAAATAGAGTTGAAGATTTTGGTGTGGGGTTTTTTACAAAGTATGGAGATGGTGGAGTAGATATCAGTCCTATTGCCGATTTAATTAAAACGGAAGTTTGGGAAATCGCAAAGGAACTTGAAATAGAAGAAGAGATTATTAATGCACCACCTACAGATGGTTTGTGGGACGATGGAAGAACTGATGAAGAACAGTTGGGGGCATCATATGCAGAAATTGAAATGGCAATGGCCTATGCTGAAGAACATGATTTAAACGATTTTGAACCAACTGGAAATAATTCGTTTGACTTGGTATTGAAAGCATATTTTTCACACAGGAATAAGAATATTCATAAAATGAAATCTATTCCCATTTTTAAAAAGGATAAAATATGCTTTGTACAGTAATGGTGCCGACTAGAGGAAGAGTAGAACATTTGAATAAGATGTTATATACATTATTTTCTTCTGTTTCTGACCCAAATTGCATTGAAGCAGTTATGAGGGTAGATGAAGATGATGTTGAAACACAAGACTATCTGGCAGATAAATTGAATAACAATATTAAAATGATTGTTGGGGAAAGATATAGAGGATATGTAGAATTAAATAGATTCTATAATGAAATAGCAGAACAAGCAAGGGGAACTTGGCTATTTCTTTCTAACGATGATTTATATTTTAATAAAACTGATTGGGATTTGCAATTGGCAAAGATAGAAGAGGTTTTGGTTTTAAATCCAAAAACAATGTTAAATGGCTCATGGTTGCCGGCAGAAACAGGAAATACATTTCCAATAATGCACAAAAGAATTCATGAAGTTTTGGGATATTTTTGTCCTTGTTTCTTAAATGACGCTTACACTTCTAAGTTAGCAAAATCAGTAGAATTGGAAAGGTACGCACCATTCATAGAAATCATTCATACCAGAGGCGATTTGAATGAACATAATGATGTCGTAGTAAGGGAATCAATGGGAATTCCACATGGAACATATGAAGCATGTGAAGAAGCACATCTTCATGGTGATATAGAAAAAATATTAAATTCAGATTTAAAAGGAATACTAAAATGAAAATAGGATTTATGGGATTAGGAAAATTAGGTTTGCCTTGTGCTTTAGCAATAGATGAAAAAGGTCACGAGGTTTGTGGTTATGATATAAATTCTAGTGTTAAGAATATTCTTGATACAAAGGAACTTCCTTACAGAGAAGAAGGAGCGCCAGAACTTCTACAAAATCACAACATTACTTTCTGTGATGTAGAGAATGTGGTCAAGAATTCTGACATTATTTTTGTTCCCATTCAGACCCCACATGACCCGTACTTTGAAGGGACAACTAGACTACCAGAAGAAAGAGTAGATTTTGATTACACATATCTAAAGGATGGTCTTAAAACTTTGTCTGATGAGATTGACAGACAAGGTGAAGAAAAGATTGTAATTATTATTTCTACCGTTTTGCCAGGAACTGTTCGGAGAGAAATTAAACCAATTCTAAGTAACCTAATTAAGTTATGTTATAACCCTTTCTTCATTGCAATGGGAACTACAATCAATGACTTTACGAATCCTGAATTTGTTCTCTTTGGTGTGGACGATAAAGATGCATATGAAACTGCAAAAGATTTTTATGCCACTATTCACGATAGACCAGTTTATGAATGTACTATCGAAGAGGCAGAAATGATTAAGGTTTCATACAACACTTACATCACTATGAAGATTAATCTTGCAAATGTCATTATGGAAGCGGCTCATAAATTAGATAATGTGAATTGCGATAATGTTATGCGTGGTATGTTCCTTGCTAATGAAAGACTTATTAGTACCAAGTATCTTCTTGGTGGAATGGGAGATGGTGGTGGATGTCACCCAAGAGATAATATTGCGTTGTCATGGATGGCACAAGAATTAGATTTGAGTTACGATTGGTATGAAAATTTAATGGTTTGTAGAGAGAAACAAACAGAATGGCTAGCAGATTTAATTTTAGATAAAGTTTCAGAATCTGGATTGAATCCAATCATACTAGGTAAGTGTTTCAAGAAAGAAACAAACTTGACTGTCGGTAGTCCTTCTATTCTGTTGAAAAATATACTATTAGAAAAAATTGATTCTGTAGAAATGTATGACCCTTGGGTTGATGATGGTGAAGCACCAATTGGTGAACCTGCTATATTCTTTATTGGAACAAATCATGATAAGTTTTTGGATTATAAATTTCCAGAAGGTTCTGTAGTCATAGACCCTTGGCGTATGATGAAAGAACAAGATGGAGTGGAGTATATTTATGTCGGAGATAGTACAAGAAAAAAATATGCTAGTGTCTGATAAACTGAGGCCGAAAGCATCTTATCCAACATATCCTCCATATCATAGGGGATTGTACTTGGAAGAATACTTCTTTGATTTTTATCAAAGAAACATTGACCGTTTTAATAAGTTAAGTCGGCAATATCTTCCTATATTCTGGACAAACTGTTATGTCAATGGTGTTGAAGATGGTTGGGGAGATATAACTTCTCTGGAGGATTTGCAAATAGAAATTAACAGACTTGACGCCAATGGTAAATATTTCACAATTTGCCAACACGATGATGCACCAATGAATCCCATTCCCGCAAACACTATTGTACTATCAGCAGGGGGAAATATAGTAGGAAGCAATGTAGCACCAATTCCACTTATTTGTGGTCCACTTGCCAAGCAAGAACCTAAAGAAAAAACTTTGCTTGCATCTTTTGTCGGTTCGGATACTCACGAAATAAGAAGACAGATGGTAAAAGAACTAAAAGACAAACCAGACATCTATATAGCAACTAAGGGATGGGAACAGAAAATAAAAGTAGACCAACTCACAGATTTCGTAGAATCATCTCTAAGGAGTAAATTTGTTCTTTGTCCTAGAGGGTATGGGGCAACTAGTTTTAGATTATATGAAGCAATGCAATTAGGTTCTGTTCCAGTTTACATCAGTGATAGATTTTGGACTCCTTGGACCTATGAGTTGAGTTGGAATGAATTTTGTGTTCTAATCCCCTCAGATAAAATTGGAGAAACATATTCAATTTTAAACTCTATAGACGATGAGCAATATGAAAGTATGCAAAGAAAGATTAAAGAAGTATATGAAAATTACTTTACATTAGAGGGAACTTGTAATAAAATATTACAACTATTAGAATTACAGGAAACATTAGAATGAAATATTTAGTTACAGGTGGTGCAGGATTTATTGGAAGCAATTTAGTAGATGAACTTATTAATCAAGGTCATGAAGTTGTTTGTGTTGATTTGAATGATGAAGGATATTGGAATGTTGATGCAGACAATTATTGTTGGGATGTTTGTGATTCTAAAAAAATGAATACTTTAATGGATGGGGTAGATGCAGTATTTCATATGGCCGCAGAAGTAAAAATACAGGAAACAATATCAGACCCAGTTAAGTGTTATAACACTAATGTTATCGGCACTTCTGTTGTGTTGGATTCTGCCAGAAAAAATAATGTAAAGAAAGTTGTACTGTCTTCAACTTCTGCAATTTATAAATGTGACTGGTTAGTACAACCAGAAGATTCTTCTGAAGACCCATCACTTAGTCCGTATGCATCGTCAAAGAAAAGTGCAGAGGATTTGTGTAAACTATATTCTAATTGTTATGGATTGAACACAACAATATTGCGGTATTTTAATGTGTATGGAAATAGACAACACAGTGAAGGTCAATATGCACCAGTATTGGGAATCTTTATCAGACAAAGAACTGAAAACAAACCACTAACAATTACAGGAGATGGAACTCAAAGAAGAGATTTCGTTCATGTTGATGATGTAGTTAGGGCAAATATTTTAGCATCACAAAGTTTTGAAAAATCTGGGGAAATTTATAATGTTGGAAGTGCAAAAAATTATTCTGTTCAGGAAATAGCAGATATGATTTGTCCAATTCAGACATACATAGATAAGAGAGAGGGTGAAATAGAAAGTACTCTTGCAATTATTGACAAGATTGAAAGTGAATTAGATTGGACCCCAGAAGTTTCTTTAGAAGAATGGTTACAAAATGAATTGAAAGTGGTTACAGTATGAACAAAAAAACACCAAAAGATAAAACAATTACACTCTGTATGATTGTAAAGAACGAAACTCATATTATTGAAGAATGTCTTGAGTCTATGTTGCCGTATATTGACCGATACGATATTACAGATACAGGTTCTACTGACGGAACACCAGAACTTATTAAAGAATTTTTTGATAAACATGAAATTCCAGGAGAGGTCTATCTTTCCGATTGGAAAGGTTTTGGTGACCATGCAGGCAAGATGGGAAGTAGAACAGAATCTTTGAGAAATTGTGATGGTAAAGCAGACTATGGGTGGGTAATTGATGCAGACGACTATGTTACTGGAAATTTTGAATTTCCAGAAGTGATGGATAAAGATTCATATAGTCTTCGTATCGGCCGAGAAGACTTTACTTGGTGGAGAACTCAGATATTTAAAATGAATGTTGGATGGAAATATGTTGGCGTTCTTCATGAATATGCCGAATGCGAAACAAAGAATCCACCAGAAACAGAAAGAATATTTGGGGAATATCATGTGTCTGCAAGAACAGAAGGTGCAAGAAATGTGGGAATAACCACTCTAGAAAAATATACAAAAGATGCACAAGATTTAGAAAAGGCATTAGAAGATGAACCAGATAATTCACGATATGTTTTTTATCTTGCACAATCATATTTCGATTCACAACAATATGAAAAATCATTAGAAACATATCTCAAACGAGCAGAAATGGGCGGATGGGAAGAAGAAGCATTCTACTCTTTGTATCGTGCGGGTATGCTAAAGGCACTTTTAGATTATTCATGGCCAGAAATTCAACAGCAATTTTTAGATGCATATGAATATCGTCCTTGCCGTGCAGAACCATTATATCAGATTGCAAGGTTATATCGTCAAGTTCATAACAGACCTAGACTTGCTTACATGTACGCAAAACAAGCACTAGAAATTCCATATCCAAAAGAGGACATTTTGTTCATCAGTGATGATGTCTATAAGTGGCAACTTCTCGATGAGATAGGTGCTAGTGCATATTATGCGGGTAAACCTCATGTTGGGTATCATGCATGTAAAAGGCTATTGGATGAAAATCTTGTACCAGAGCAAGAAAAGATAAGAGTACAGACTAATTTCAGTCAATATGAACAAGTGGTTACTATGATTCAATCACAAATAGCACAAGAAGAAATAGAAAATAAAATAAAAGAAAAAGAAGAAAAGAAACAAGCAAAATTGGACAAGGTAAATAAAGATAAGAAGGGTACTAAATTCAACCAGAACAAAAAGAGAAAGAGAAAGAAACGAAAATAAACCATATATAGTATAAAGGAGCAATTTCTCTATGCCTGCAAGATACGATATTACATCCAATCAAGGTGAAACACTACACCTTCATATTCTATATACCGATTCAGACGATAATGGTATAGATTTAACTTCATACGATGCAGAAATGAAGGTAAAAAGAACTTTTCTTGGAGATAGTAGCACACTTTTACATTTAACTGGTTCTACATCAGGATTTACTTCTGGAATAACCGCAGGGGGAACAGGATACACTGGTGGCATTACTGGTGGCATCTTCTTAAATAGGAATGCAGGAAACAGCGGCAGTCAAACTGGTGGTATATTGTTAATTGCTGGCTCAACAGCAACAGGGTGGATTCCTAGTGGAAGTCATCATTATGATATGGAATTAAAATATACATTTACTGGAGAAACAACAAGAGTGGTAGAGGGTAGATTTGAATCGGATGGAGAAATAACTAGATGAAAATAAAGGTAACTGAAAATGTCATAGAGAAAAAAACTGTAAGAAAACTTGCAGTTAAGCACTCTGACGCACTTTATTATAGAGTTCCATCCATAACTTTAAAAAAGACGACTAAAACCAAGACACTCTTTATATGATATATGGTACAATCTTTTCAACAATTTTCCAATAATGATAATGAAGAATATCGAGAGGGTTCTTCTAATATATTATTTGGTAAAAATAACAAAGAAAGAGAATTTGAATTAGTTTCTTCAATTGGCGGATATGAAACAGGCCACATATTTACAATTTCTAACGAAGAATATCAAAATTCAAAATTAATAGAAGTTGGAACAGGAATTAGTGAAGTAACAGTTCTTGATGAATATAACGAACCAGTTTCATTTGTTGGTTCTTCTTCTAAAATAAATTCTTTATTTGATGAAATTATTCCGAAGGAGAATGATTTAATAAAAGAAGAAGTTCCACCTATCATTATTCGTGAGGAAATTATCGGCACTCAGGGGCAACAGGGATTACAGGGAATACAAGGTTCAAAAGGAGATAAGGGAGAACAGGGAATCCCTGGCATGCCAGGAGAAGATGGAAGGGACGGTAAAGACGGAGAGCAAGGCCTTCAGGGTGAAAAGGGTGAACAAGGTGAACAGGGAATTCAAGGCGAACAAGGCGAACAAGGGATTCAAGGTGAAAAGGGCGATAGGGGTGAACAAGGCGAACAAGGGATTCAAGGTGAACAAGGAATTCAAGGCGAACAAGGGATTCAAGGTGAACAAGGAATTCAAGGTGAACAAGGAATTCAAGGAGAAAAGGGCGATAAAGGTGAACAAGGTGAACAGGGAATTCAAGGTGAAAAGGGCGATAGTGGTGAGCAGGGGATTCAAGGACAGAAGGGTGAAAAAGGAGATAGAGGTGAACGAGGGTTACAAGGACCTCAAGGACTTAAAGGATTAAAAGGCAAAGACGGAAAAGATGGAAAAGAAGGACCACAAGGTAAAGAAGGACAAGATGCATTTATAGAAGCACAGTTTCCATTAAAATATGACGATAAAAAGAAAAGAATTAGTGTAGATAAAAAGACTTTACAGAATATGATGAGAATTCCCCCTAATCAATTTCAAAATGTAGATTGGGTAGCACTTGCAGGGGGTGGTGCAGTCGGTATTCGTGATGGTGGCACACCAGTCATCAACTCAGTTAGTGATTTGAATTTTAAAGGTAGTGGTGTATCAGTAGAAAGAAAAGGAAAAGATGTAGATTTAACATTCACAGATACAGGGACATTCACAGAATCGGAAACTGCACCGTCAAACCCATCAAATGGTGATAGATGGCACGAAACAGACTCAGGAAAACTATTTACCTATTCTGGAGAAAATTCTGCATGGATAGAATTTTGATAAATAATGTAAAGGACAAAACACATGGCAAAGATTAATTTTCCATCATCACCATCGTTAAACGATTCATACACTTTCAATGCTATCACATGGCAATGGGATGGTGAAAAGTGGAAAAAGTCATCCTCGACTGAAACTGGAAATGCAGAAGGTAATACTGGAGAAGTTGCATATTATTCTGGTAAGGGAAGTGATATTGCTGGTGCAACAGCATTCTTCTATGATGGAGATAAAGTTGGAATAGGAACTTCTGGTCCAGCAGAAACTTTAGATGTTCGTGGTGGTATTACTGCGAGTGGTGTATTATATGCCGCAGGTGGTGCAACATTCGGTGGACATGTTAATGTTAAAGGTAATGTTTACATACCAGATGACGGTTATATTGGAATTGCTGGGGATACAGAGAGAATTAGTTTCAATGGTTCGGGTGTTGGTTCATCATCTATTGATATACAAGGTTCAATTATTGATTTCGGAAATGGTAATGGTTGCGAGTTAAGAAGTCATGGTGACCAAGATGTATCATTAAAATTTGTTGATAACAAACATGGTGCATTCAAAGATGGATTAGAATTGAAGCACTCAGGAAAGGTGATGATTGATGTGACACCAACGCAGGTCAATGTGGCAGGTGCGACATTCGGTGGTGCAGGTGGTGCAACATTCGGTGGTCAAGTAAATATAACCAGTAAAGGGGATGCAAATCTTCACCTCATTGCAGATACTGATGATTCGGGTGAAACCGATATTCCACTAATTCTCCTATCATCAGACGGTGGAAACCATCAGGCAAATGTAGGACTTGTTGGGTCCGCTGGCTCATATTTTACAGGTTCAATCTCAAACGCAATGTTCTTTGAGGGGTTGGGCGGAAAAGATATTCAGTTTGCAAACAATAATCTGGTAAGACAAACAATTCATCAGGCAACTGGACTTACGGAATTTCACTACGGTGTTTCTGGTGATGCGGGTGCAACATTTGGTGGTCCTGTTCAAGTTTATGGTGGTATTACTGCAAGTGGTAAATTGTATGCCGGCGAAGGAATAACCAGTGGTGGTGATATTAAAGTTGGTGGAGATATTCTTCTTTTAAACGGAGATATTCATCTAGGTCAAAAAAGTATCATGGATGGTTCTGGAAATCCTGTATTTAAGGTTAATGGTGACCGTTTTGTATATTTTGGAGATGCTGATAGTAGTGCTAATGATACTAAAATTATGATTAGAGATACGCACTCTACTATAGTCATGGATGCTGATAATTCAATTGATTTAAACACACCAACAGTTTCAGTTAAGGATGACATTGAACATTCTGGCGACTCTAACACAAAAATAAATTTCACTACTGACAGAATAGACTTTATAGTTGGTGGTGCAACCGCGGCCCGAATTTCACATGTTGGAGGCACTAGAAACCCTCCTGCAATGTTAGAAGCACCATTTGGTATCACTTGTGGGATTGCGGGTGTTGATACTGGTAGCATTTACACTCCACACGGAGTTACTTGTGGTTCGTTAGAAGTCGGTGGATATTGGGCAGGACAACACGAAGAAATAATTGGAATTTCTGTTAGTAACGGAAGTCAAGTATTAACTACAGGAAAGAAAGGCCATCGTGAGATTCCATATGATTGCGAAGTAACGCAATGGACGGTAACTTCAACGGATAGTGGTTCAATACAATGGGACATAAATTGGTGTACCTATGCAAACTGGGCTACAACCGCAAGTGTTGCCGGTTCTAATTTGCCTTCAATATCAAGTGCATATAAAAATCAAGATACATCTGTGAACTGGACAAAGACATCATTTGCCGCAGGAGATATAATTGAATTTGAAATTGACACGGTTTCTATTTTAACAAATTGTACTTTGTCGTTGAAGATTAGGAGAATTGGATAATGAGTACATTTAAAGGCAGTAGTGTTAAAACATGGTATGTAAATGGTGGTGATGGCGTTGGTGGTGATACTCCTGCCGACAATACTACATCCAATAGGGGAGAAGCACCAGACAATGCATGGGACACTATTCAATTTGCATTTGACAAAGTTGCAGATGGTACGGTCGACCACGGTGATGAAATAAGAATAATGAACACAGGAAATTATACCATAGGAACTACATTAGCACCAGATTGGGACTCAAAAGAAGTTTTAATTATAGGCGCAAATGCAGAGGGTGAAGTTGATGGCACTCAAGCAGTTCTTATTGGAAATGTTGGTGGTTCTTCACCTATGCTCAATTTAGCATCTACTAAGGGTGAGAGAAGTATGTGGGCGAATCTTCATTTCGATGCAAACGACAACTCCGAACATTGCGTAGAATCAACCTCAAACAATCATTATATACATTGGGTAAATTGTAGATTTTCTCAAGCAACTAGTCATGGAGTAAATAGAACTGGAGCAAACTATTGGAGTTTTGTAAAATGTAGATTTGACAATAACGCACACAACGGATTACAAAATACTTCAACATCTTTTGGTGTTAGTTATGATTGTTTATTTGATAACAATGGACAAGATGGTGCGGATAGTGGATGGAGAGAATCATGGATAAGGTCTGTATTTTATAATAATGGAACAGAAGGTTTGGTATTTAATAGTTCGGGCGGCCGAGTTATAGATTGTGTTTTTGACAGCAATGGAAGTGATGGAATGATTGACGAAGGAACTACGAATCAAGGTCTTAGAGTAAATAATATATTTTCAAACAATTCCGCATATGGTGTTGATAATGGAAATAATACCGACATTGTTTCATTTAATGAACTTTTCTATAATAATGGCAGTGGAGATTTTGATACTGCTCAAGGCCAATTAGCAGAATACTTTAACTATACGCCAGGTGCAAGTGGATATAATCCAAATTATCTTGATGTTGCTAATTTTGACTTTACTACAGGTGCAACCTTTGAAGGTCATGGTACAGGAATGCCTAGCCCGATTAGGAAATTTGGTTCAACTGCTAATGACCCAGGCATACTTAAATGGACAAAAACAGAATCAGTGTCAATATTTTAATTGACTTTTGAACATCTTTGTGTATAATTGAACACAAAGGAGATTTATTATGAATAAACTAAAATATTTTAAATTGCACGATGATGTATCCGAACCAAAATTCGCCACAGACGGTTCGGCATGTTTTGATATATGTGCTTATTTGCATAAGCCAGTTACAGTTCACAAAATGCACAACTACAAAGAAAAAATTCACCCAGAAAGAATTCAATGGTCAGATATAGAAGAACTTCAAGTTGCCATTGAACCCGCAGATAGAATTCTAATACCCACTGGACTAATCTTTGATATTCCAGAAGGATATTCTATTCGTATTCACCCTCGTTCAAGTATTTCCTTAAAGAAGGGACTGTCACTTACAAATGGTGAAGGGATTATTGACAGCGATTACTACCACGAAACATATATTATGTTTACTAATACTTCAGCAGATGAAGTTCGTATTACACATGGAGAACGAATTGCACAGGGTGAATTGGTGAAGAAAGAAATATATGAATTGGAAGAAACTATTACTCAACCAACACAAACTACACAACGAGTTGGTGGTTTTGGTTCTACTGGAGTAAAGTAATGGCAAAAAGAAAACCTAAGCCTTGGGGAATATGGGTAAACTCTAGCAAACAATGGATGACAACAAGTGGTGGAAGAAAAGCAAGATATACTCTAAGGAGAGAAGCCGCGAAAGAAGCAAATGACTTCAATACAATGTGGCGTGGTCGTGAACATATTTATGAAGCAAGAAGAATCAAGTGAATGAATTATTAAACTATACTATTTGTAGTGGTTTGAAACTACCAATAAACGAAAAAGAAATACCAAAAGTATTGGATACAATTCCTAATGATTGTTTTGGTGTTTTTGTTACGGCAAGAAGAACTCATGAATATTATAGGCAATATAACAGAAAGATAAAAACTCACGGAGAAGAAGGTTATTGGGACAAAGAATACAAAGAGTTACCAAAAGAATCAATTTTGTTTAAACTTCAAGATTCGTCACTCCAAACAACTAGTAACAATGCCAAACAAAAAACAAGATTTAAAAAACCAATACAAAAAGATGCGGGTGCAAATTATGAAGTAAATTTTATGATGAAACCAGTGTTCAACATAAACGAACAAAATGCAATGATGGACAATGGGGATAAATTTAATAATGTGGATTATGGCCTGATATTTGTATCACAAAATGGAAAACGAGCAACATATTTGCCTCGTACTTGGGTGAAGAAAACATGGAAAGAAATAAAATCAATGCTACGGAAGAAAGCAGGTGTTCCAGAACGAGCATTGGGAAAATTTTATGCATACAAAACAATATCATATAGAGATGGAGTATTAAGATTGCTTCAACCTGATTATTTGAATTTTCTGGTAGGTGAATTTTCCCATTATATTAATAACAATTATGGTGATTTTATACCATACCAAACAAACTTAAATAACTCATCAACAATAGACAAAAATAAAGCCATAAGAAATTTAATGTCTATAGATTCTATATTAAAATTTGAAAGTCATTTATACCCAAATGTAATATCAAGTATCAATGATAATTTAGAATATTATAAAAAAAGATTTATTGAAAATAAAAAATCCATGAGGCAAGCATCTTCTTTTCTTGCTTTGGCATTGAATAGGGTGGGAGATGATGTAGAAGACATTTGTGATTATCTCTATGGAGAAGTACAGAATCTGGAACACAGATATGAAAGGGGAGAGGTTTTATTATCTTTATGTGAAACTTGTAGTGAACCAGATATCTTATTACAAGAAGAAAGAAAAATGTATAATGATATTGCTGAAAAAGAAGAAGTAAGTACAGACGATATATTTCAATACAATTGGCATGCCCAGTATTTAAATTCCTTATATAAAACGCATAATGAAATACCACAAGACCATGTTGATTTACTGTTTCATAGAATGAGTAATATAATTAATTCTTTTGTAAATCCAAACACCAATTATTTTGCAGTTTCTCTTGAGGGATTAGCCGCACTATACCCACTAATACAAAATCCAGAAGATAAGAAAAGATTAACAAATGATATGTTTCATATGTTTTATAAAATTCAAAAAAGATATAAAAACGGATTATATTTTTTCAAAAATGGCATCGCCAGAATAGACATAACAGCACATGTTATAAATGCGTACAATATATTATTAGGAGAATTAAGTGAACCGCAAAGAACTATTTGAACATCATAGAAATATCTGTAACGAAGCACTAGACATTATGATAAAGAAAAATCATGACTATGCAGGAGAAGGTGGTGACTCTCCTTTTGCCAACTTTACAAGGTCAGAAGATATGGGAATATGTACGACAGAACAAGGATTTCTTGTAAGACTTTGTGATAAACTTTCAAGACTTTCTACATTCGCCAGTGCAGGTGAATTAAAGGTAGACAACGAATCATACCACGATGCCATTGTTGATATTATTAACTATTGTGTATTGTTTGATGGGTTTGTTTCTACTAAAAAAGATTGACTTTTTCTTTAATGGTGGTATAATTATAGTATGAATTACGAGATTAAAATAGGCGATTCGTTAGAAGTTTTGAAAACAATGGACGATGAATCCGTTCAGTGTTGCGTGACATCTCCGCCATATTGGGCATTGAGAAACTACGATATGGA